CGATGAAAATGGCACCTTGAGCCCAATGGGCGAATATTCAGTTGGGCCTGGAGATTCTCTTATATTTGATGGCGATGTATGGCGCGTGGTTGATGGCAATGGTTATCACCTGCCCATGGAAAACCTTTGTCTCAATCCCGATTTCTCCACCGTGCTTCGTGGCACGCATACAGCGGCGATTAAGACGCTCGGAACTGCAAGCAGTGAGCAGAATTGCCAGTTGCTTGGATGGATGCTGAAGACCGGTGGGGGTACGGTTGACGTCGATGTTGATCAGGATACGACCAATGTGTTTGACTGTAGGTGCTGCGCAAAGGTCACTATCGGGGCAGAGGGTGATGATTATGTTGGGTTACAGCAGACCTGGAACTCGGCAGAAAAGCTCTACGGTGATGGTGCCGCAAAAGACTTGGTTTCAATGCTGCGTGGCAAAACGGTCAATTTCTTTGCCACTCTGAAAAATAGTCACGCAAGTGTATCAACAAAACTGCAGATAGTCACAGACGGCACTGGCGGCACAACGACAAACTCAAGCGCGAATACCGGCGACACGAACGCGAACCGCATAGGGGTCACCGTTTCAGTGCCGACAGACGCGACAGATATAGACTTCCGAATCTTGGCGACCGCGAAGAATGCGGCAAACGACTATTTCTATGTGGGCAAGGTGATGATTGTTGCATCAGACAGTGCCCTCACCGCCCTGCCGTATGTGCCGAGGTTGCCGATTAATTTAACCTCGATTCTTGCGAATACAGAGGTTTTGCGGGCTAATGGTGTAAATTCTGGCTCTGGAGACATTGATGTGGATGACGTGAGCTGGTCTACTCCGTGGGATTTACCCACAGACCGACCCGCTTGGTGCTCCGCTGTAGTTGTTTATCCGTATATGTATTCGACCGCCGCTACAACAGCAAACAATACCATTAGAGGTAAGGGTTCATATAGACGAGCGATAGCGTTTAAGTCTTATGTGCAAGCATCCAACTCAATTACCGAGTCACCATCAGTTGTTGATATCGGGCAAGATGGCCTCTGCACTGCGAATTGGTCAGGGGCGAATTCCGTGCTTTCTATTAATTTGCAGGCGTGGATCGGGGAGGGTTTGTGATGAAATACAAAATCAAAAAACGAGACGGAAAGTACGGTCTCTTGACCACGCGAGACGAAAATTCTGCGCAAAGATACTGCATCAGAAAAGGTGTGGAGTACATCGGACCTACCGACCGCACTCCAGACGATACCGAAACCCTCGACCAGACCACAGGCGAGATCGTCAAGCGACCGAAACCAATCAAGAGGAAATCCGAATTGGAACTCCTGAATGATAGGGTAGCAGAGTTGAAGGATGAGATTGAAGCACTGCGGGGCCGGATATCCGCGCTCGAAACCAAGTCTGTGAATCCTGAAATAGTCAAAGGTTGATCATGGCTGACGCGATGAAGTTTAAAATCCTGGGTGACAAAGAACTGCAGCGCGGGCTGAAACAGTTCGAAGATAAGGTTGCTAAAAAGATCGTCAGGCGCGCAACAAAGAAAGTTGCGCAACCCGTGCACCAGGCAGCCGTGCAACTCGCACCGAAAAAGACAGGCATGCTAAAGGGCGCGATCAGTATCCGAGCATTCAAGAAAAAGGATAAGTTTGGCACGAAGATCACAATCGGGAAACGCTTATTCGTTGGCGATCAGTTTTACGGCGCATTCGTGGAGCTTGGTACAAAGAAGATGGCGGCACAGCCATTCCTGCGCCCGGCGCTAGAAAAGAACAGAGGCCGCGTGCGGGAGACATTAAAGGGCATTTTGAAGCGTGAAATGGAGATCGAAGCGCGGCGTATCGCAAAGCGCAAGGCAAAGGCGGCACGGGCATGAGCATAGAGAGTGCACTTTATACGCGACTGAAGGCGGTTTCTGCGGTGACGACCATCGTAGGAACGGGCAACAGTGCGCGGATTTATCCAGACGTGGCACCGCCGTCAGCTACACTCTCATACATCACATACACCGTAGTCAGCGATAGCAGCGAGCAGCACATGACGGCGGCCGCAGGGCTTGCATCTGCCGTCATACAGATCGACTGCTGGGCAGCGAGTAGCGTCAACCGGGGCGCACTGCGCGAGGCCGTGCGAGGGGCACTGGATGGCGCCAGGCAGCAGACGTGGGGCACCGTACAGGTGCGATCGGTAATGCGTGAGCAAAGTCGTAGTACATGGGAAAAGCCCGAGGATGGCTCGGAGGTCGGTGTATTTCGCGCCTCCATGGATTTCAGGTTCTGGTACGTCGAAAGCGTGCCAACATTTTAGAGGAGGTGAATTATGGCTGACGTAGGAACCGGCCTGAGCGTAGCATTTGGCACGACTTCGTTTACCGCGGAGATCATCGGTGTAAACGGGAACGACGTGTCGCGCGAAGTCATCGAGACTTCGCATCTCAGTACGACAACATGGAAGACGTTTATGCCCGGCGATCTCACGGATCCAGGCGAACTCGAGCTCGAGATCGCATTCGATCCGGACGACACGCCGCCGCATACCAATGCAGCGGAAACCGTGACGGTGACTTTTCCGACTCCGACAGGAAAGACCTCGGGCGCAACGCTGGCTTGCTCGATGTTTCTGACCTCCTGGAACTGGGGCGCTCCGCTCGAAGGCAAGATGACCGCTAATATCACGCTGAAGTGCAGCGGCACGCCGACCTGGACCGACAGTTCGACATAAGGAGTCGGATGATGAAGGTGCGACTTACAGTCAGCAAAAGGATGTACGGCAATCGCGGCGAAGTGATCGTGGTGAATGAGGAACTCGGCAACGCCTTGTGTACACATGGCGTTGCTGATGTAGTCACATTCGATGCACCGTTGCCTCCGAAAAAGTGCGTACTGGTGGATAAAGGGGATTTCTACGATGAGCCTGAAAGAGACGATTCTGACAGCGAATGACCTGGAACTGGAAGAGGTCAAAGTTCCGGAGTGGGCCTGCAGTGTGTATGTGCGCAGTATGAGCGGCCTCGAGCGAGACAGCTTCGAAGCGGAAATGGAAGGTCTCGACAACAAAACGGAAAACATCCGTGCGCGCCTTTTGGTTCGTTGCATTTGCGATAGCGGCGGCGAAAGGGTGTTTGACGATGCCGACGCTGTGGACCTTGGCAATAAGAATGGCGCAGCGCTGGATCGCGTTTTTGCCGTGGCGATGAAACACAACCCGATAGGTGAGGAAGCCGTTGCGGATCTGGAAAAAAACTCAGACAGCGGCCAGAGCGACTGATTTGGTTCAGACTGGCCGCGATGTGGGGTTGTACGGTTCGGGAGGCACAGCAGAGATGCGACTCAAAAGAGTTTTCCGAGTGGATGGCGTTTATGTCGATCGAGCCGATCGGATTCGCCCGCGGAGATGTGCAGGCGGCAATCGTGGCAAGCACGGTGGCGAACTGCAATCGAACGAAAGGTCACCCGCTATCGCCTGCCGTATTCGTGCCGAAGTGGCTTGAAGAGCGGCGCCGTCAGACGGCGAAAGAAATGGAGTGCATGATTAAGTCGTATTTCAATCTGCAGCGAGGCAAAAAGCATGGCAACTATCGCAAATCTTGACGTATCCATTTCAGCACGCACCGAAGCCCTGCGGAAAGGGCTGCAGAAAGCCCGCAAGCGAGTCGGCGCCTTTGCGCGGAATGTGGCGGGGGTATCCACGCGCGTCGCCAGTTGGGGCGCGGGCATGGCTGCCGTGGCTGCGGGCGGCTTGACGGCGCTGATAAAGAAGACGGCAGACGCCGGTGACCGTATCGACAAAATGAGCAAGCGCACGGGGCTTGCAGAAGAATTCCTGTCAAAGCTGGATCATGCCGCGGGCCTGTCCGGTACAAGCCTGGAAACCATGGAAAACGCAATCCGGAAGATGGCGCAGGCCGCAGCAGACAGCAACGCGGGGCTCAAGACGTATCAGCGTGAGTTTGACCGCCTCGGGGTATCTGTGACCGATAGCAGCGGCAACATCAAAGACGTGGAAACGCTGTTCCTCGAGAGTGCCGACGCATTGAGCCGCCTTGAGAACAACACGCTGAAGGTAAGTGTTGCCAGTAAGCTCTTTGGACGTGCGGGTACGCAGTTGCTGCCGATGCTGACGCAGGGCCGTCAGGGGCTAAAGGCCATGATGGACGAAGCCGAACGCCTCGGCGTGGTTTGGACCAGCAAAACGGCGGGCGCGGCTGCGCTGCTCAAGGACAACATGAGCCGTCTGTCGCTGCAGATCAAATCGACTGCGGTGGAATTCGCCAACGCCTTGATACCTCGTATCAGCGAGATTGCCGAAGGGCTTAGCGCGTGGCTGAACAAAAACAAATCGCTGATTTCATCCAAGCTGATTTCATGGGCCAATAGCCTCGGGGACGCAATCAGCGCGGTGTACAACCAGGTAATCGAGTGGGCGAATAATCGCACTTTCGAATTGTGGATTGCCCGGGCAAAGGCTGGATTCCTGGGGCTGAAGCTGGTCGGCGTAAGCATTTGGGAGGGCATCAAGGGCGCCGGCAACCTGGCGCTTGCTGGTATATCCAAGGGCCTCGATTTGCTGGTGCGTGGCTTCAAGTATTCATTGGGACAGATTCAATATTTTGTTGCAGGATGGGCTCAATCGTTGGGTGAGCACTTCGCGGGGGTAGCCGGTTTAGACAAGACCGGGCGCCGATTGATGGAGTTCGCCGGCAGGACTAGAGCTCAGGGTATGGGTGCCATCGAGGAATCCAGGCGCCCGACCGCATACGGCAAGATGGCGAGCATCGCATTCTCAGATGCCGGCAAGAATGCCGAGCGCATCACAAAGGCCGGCAAAGAGTATATGAAAGCCGCCGAGGATGTTGCGTACCTGCAGGAGAAGGTTGCACAATCCAGCACGAAAAACATTAAACCGATCGTGGCGGCCGCATCGAAAATTGAATCTGTGGCGAAAGGCACTGGCATTTCGGGTGTGACGACAAGCGCGACCAGCGTGGCGGCGGCGCCGAAATTCGAAGAGCACAAAATCGGATTCGGGAGCCAGATTAACGCAGCGCTGATGAGCGTTGCGGGGCTGTCCAGCGGCACGCGGAAACAAAAGGTCGAAGATCCGCAGTTGAAAGAAACCAACACAATACTTAAGCAGATTGCGGAACAGGGCGGCGGCCAGGTGGCGATAGCGGGGTGATCCATGGCGGTATCGATTGACTTTGTTGATGGCGCGACCATTCAGGAAGACGAAAGCGGCTATAAGGCGGTGCGTGTCGCGCGTGTCACCGGCCTGAGTGGCGATAAGGCGCAGCGCATGTATGACGCGCTGAATGCGCCTGGCGTGCCGGTCTACAATGAAAGCCATCCAGTGATACCGGGGATCTACTGCAAGAGTCGCAGCGCAAAGGCGCAGGGTCCGGAATCCGCAATGGTGACGTTGGAGTACAGGCGCCCTGATTCGAATGGCGGGAGTAATCCGGATGAGGATCAGATCGAGATCGGCAGCAGCGTCCAGGAGTCGGAAACCAACACCGATGTAAACGGAGATTTGTTGAAGGTGTATTATCTGCCTGAAGATGCCGATCCAGGCACTGAAGAAATTGAACAGGTCTGTACGGCAAGTGTCGCGTATCCTCAGACGGTGTTGCGCATCCGGCGCAAGGAAGGGCGAAGCCCTGAAGATAAGGCCACTACATACACCGGCACGGTCAATTCGACTTCGTGGCGCGGATACGATGCAAATACATGGCTGTGTCGCAGTATCCAAGGAATAAGCAATGACGGCGGCGATACGTACGATGTCACCTATGAATTCCAACTGAACTGGTATTACTGGCAGGCGAAGGTTGTTTACATCGACTCGAGCAACGGAGAAACGCCCGGCGATGTATCGGAGCCGGGGCCGGGCATGATACACGGCAACGGGGTCGGGTATTACGATATGTATCCGCAGATGGATTTCAGGAACCTGGGCCTATGAGCAATATCAGCACGAAGGAAAATTTAAAGCGCTGGCGCCGTGGGCAGAAGATAGACGCCGCCGGCCTGAATCAGATGGTGGATGCCACCAATCTGTTGCTCGGTGGCGTGCGTGCTCCAAGTCAACAGCGCAGGGGCGGGCGTGGCAACTCAGTCGGCGCGACTGCGCAGATATTTGAAGTGATTGCCATCGATTTTGATTACGTACGGTGCTATGCATACGATAGCGTCAGCAACACGACAGAGGACGTGGAAACCCGTGTGGCGCTGCCGTATCTGTTGCGGAGTGGGCCGTTCGACGGCGAAACGCGCAACGGCATTTCGTATGTGTACGATGAGACGCTGCCGTATTCGAAGCGCGTGGCGACGGACGCTGACAGCAACACTGAAACGCAGGTAATTGTGCCGGGATACGTTGAAGGAGATCTGATAATCGGTGTGCGTGGCATTGCCGGTGGTACGAACGCATTTTATCTGGACGACCAGGGCGCATTACAGCCGATAGCGTGGCTGGATCTCAATACCGATAGCCGAGCCTGGGCAGAGGAGGCGTAATGTCCAGCGCATTCGGATCATTCAATCAAAGCGCACTGGGGGGCTTTATACAGAGCGCGCTCGGCGCAAGGGGCATCGGTGTAAACA